CCATCCAGAAGGCAATTGATATCGCTGGCAGTCAGAAAAAATTGGCCGATCTGTGTGGCGTAGCGCAGCCGACAGTTTGGCGCTGGCTGCATGGCGGCGGAATTGACGCTCGCTATGTAATGAAAATCGTGTCTGCGACCAACGGCAAGATTAAGGCGGCAGAGATCAGGCCTGACCTTGCTCAGTTGCTGAGCGCGCATTCACCGGCCGCCTAACCAGCGGCCATTCCAAACAACACCAGAGGAAGTATCACAGATGGAGAATTCAACAGCACGAAACAAACACCAGGCCAGGAATATTGAGTCATGGCTTCATAACCAAATCGCAATGAAGGGGACGACCAATGTGGCCAATGCCATGGGTCTTACAAAGTCGAGCATCAGTAAATGGAAGGAAACCTGGATTCCGAAAATAGCAATGTTACTGGCGGTCTTGGAGTGGGGAGTGGTCGATGACGATATGTCTCGACTGGCGAAAGAAGTAGCAAGCCTGCTTAGAAAAGAGATGGCCCCAAAGTGCTCGAAACACTTTGAGGCCTGATGCGAATTAACTGGATCAATTCACAGGAGTAATTATGGCAAATACTGCCGAAGTAATCAATTTCCCTGTGCCTGTCGTGGCACTACAGGAGCTGCGCGTGGCAGATCTCGACGATGGGTTTACGCGTATCGCCAATGAGCTCCTTGAAGCTGTCATGCTTGCGGGTTTGTCGCAGCATCAGCTTTTGGTGTTCATGGCTGTCATGCGTAAGACATACGGCTTCAACAAGAAATCTGACTGGGTCAGTAACGAGCAGCTCTCGGAGCTGACCGGCATTCTCCCGCATAAGTGCTCAGCTGCAAAAAGCGTCCTGGTTAAGCGGGGGATATTAACTCAAACCGGTCGTGTTATCGGGATTAATAAAACGGTCAGCGAATGGTCATCTTTACCCGTAAAAGGTACAGAAAAGAAACCTTACCTGAAAAAGGTAACATTACCCGAATCAGGTAAGAAAAGTTTACCCGAATCAGGTAACGCCTATTACCAGAATCAGGTAAACACAAAAGACAAACATACAAAAGACAAACATACAAAAGACAATAAAGACAATATTAATAACCCCCCTAAATCCCCCCGGGCGGTTTCGTTCGATGCGTTAGCTGTTCAGTTGCCTGGCTGGCTTTCTGCAGAAATCTGGTCGTCATGGGTGGCATATCGTCGCGACCTGAAAAAGCCGATCAAGTCTCAGCAGACGGTCACCCAGGCTATCAACCTGCTGGACCGCTGCAGACTGAACGGTTACGCGCCCGAAGAAATTATCAACCGCAGCATCGCCAATGGCTGGCAAGGCCTGTTTGAGCCAAATGGTGCCAAGCCTCAACCAAGTCAACAGGTACGAGTTGCCGAAAATTTCGCAGGGAAGGATTACGGGCAGACTGAAATCCCATCATGGGCGAGGGACTGATCATGGAACTGGAAGAAAAAATCACTGCCATTGAGCGGATGCTTGATCAGCTGAGTAAGCCACCGGAAGACATCCCGAATTGCGAGGTGGTTATCGAGCGCGTCTGTTGCGAAAAGCATGGCGAGTATGAGCAGCGCAAGCGGATCCTGACCAGCAGCATCATCAATCTGCCATCACCGCCGACAAGCTGCCCGGGATGCCTGAAAGATGAGCTCGTTTTCCTGCGAAACGAGAAGGCCAAAACGGATGACAGAACTCGCACTGCGAATGTTGAACGCCTGATGCTTGAGCTCAAGGTCCCGGCCCGGTTCGAAGCCTGCACGCTGGATAATTACCTGCCGGTGAGCGAAGACGCGGAGTTTGCGCTGAAAGTCTGCCGAGCGTATGCCAGCCGCTGGCCAGATCGCCGGAAGAACGGCGGCGGCCTGGTTATGTGCGGCAAACCCGGTACGGGGAAAAACCACCTGGCCTATGCAATTGCGAAAAGCGTTATCGCAGATCACCAGAGCCCGGTCGTGTTCACCACCGCGCTGAAAATCGCCCGGGAGTTTAAATCCACCTGGTCAAAAACGGCGACCCTCTCCGAGGAAGATGTGATCCGCTTCTTCACCAAGCCGGACCTGCTGATTATCGACGAGGTAGGCATTCAGTTCGGCAGCAAAGCCGAGGAGATGATCATGTTTGAAATCATCAACACCCGCTACGAGCGCCTGAAGCCGACGATCCTGATCAGCAACCTGCCGAAGGATGAGCTGACGCAGTTTATCGGCGAGCGCGTCATCGACCGCATGAACGACGGCGGCGGATGCACGATTTCTTTTACCTGGGACAGCTATCGGGAGAACCGGTCATGACAGGAAAAGACGCAATTCTGGACTACCTGAAAACGCACAAAACCTGCAGCTCTCCAGATGTCGCCGCGGCTTCCGGGATGACGCATACCTGCATCAACCAGGCTGCCAATATCCTGGCAAAGCAGGGGGTGCTGGTAGCGGAAGCTCGGGTGTGGCGTACGGTTTACTACCGGTTGGCCACTGAAGAAGAAATTTCAGGCAGGAAGAGCACTAACCAGATTTTCAACGAGTGTCGGCAAAGCCCGGCGATGAAGCGGGTACTGGCTGTTTACGGGAGAACATCAGCATGACTATCACACTACAGGCAGTAAACGAGCTCATCGCCTCCCTGGAGAGCGCAGGCGAGCTGTCGATCAGAGAGCAGAAGTTCCTGAAGCTGGCGAAAGCGTTTAAGCAGCTGGCTGCGGAGAATGTGGAGATGAAGCAGATCATTGACTCCGTAACCAACCTGGATAACGAACCTCAGTACCACGACGAAGGCATGGGGTGCGGACTGGAAGACCGAGGTATTACTGACCGGTACGATGCCTGCCGCTATGGCTGGGATGAAGCTATGGAGCGGATATACGGCGAAGTGATCCCATGTGCCGATGAGCTGGATTTTTCCGCCACCGATGCCTACCTGGCCGGGATTAAGGCTGATGGGGTGGAGGAATGGGTATCCAGCAGAGGCGGGCGCTGGAATGGCACGACCGAAGAAGCGCTGAAGTTCGCCAAACAGCTGCGGGAAGGTAAATCAGAGGAGGTTAAATCATGAGCTGCGGATATCAAGGTTATGAGTTTGGTGCACATTACCCGGATAGCATTTGCTGTGATGGCTACCTCTGGGATGCTGACAGCGGTGACGAAATGGGGATGGATAACGGCGGAGATATTCCTTGCCCGGTCTGTAATCGTAAGGAATGGCTGGCTTTCTACCGTGATGAAATCATCGAGTGTGGCATGGAGCAGGCAGAGCGAAAACGCGGACCTAAAACTGTGAAATATGGTGGTTTCCCTGAGCCAATACGTTTTGATGCAAAGGCTATGCGCAGCATTCGTCGCTTGCTTCGCCGTGGCTGGTATCAGGGCAGGAAATATGACGCCAAGCAGCTGCGCGAGGGGGCCGACAAATGATCCACCTTCACAATGCCGATTGCTTCGAAGTTTTCCCGCAAATCGCCAGCGGTACCGTTGATCTGGTATGCGCCGATATTCCCTACGGTACCACTCAGTGCCGCTGGGATTCTGTTCTCGACCTGACGTTGATGTGGAAGCAGCTGTACCGTATCGCAAAGCCTAGCTCCGCTATTGTGCTGTTTTCCGCTCAGCCGTTTACCAGTGTGCTGGTCAACAGCAATCTGCGGGACTGGCGTTCGGAGTGGATTTGGGAGAAGCCACACGCTACAGGTTTCCTGAATGCCAAAAAACAACCTCTTCGTGCACATGAAAATATCGAGGTATTTTATCGCCGTCAGCCGACCTATAACCCACAGATGACGCATGGGCACGCCAGAAAAACTGCAACAAGAGGCACGCCGAATACTGATGTCTATGGCGAGGCGTTGAAAAAAGTCACTTACGATTCAACAAGCCGCTATCCGCGAGATGTGCAGAAATTCTCTAGCGATAAGCAAAAGCAATCTCTTCATTCAACACAGAAGCCGCTGGCATTAGTGCAATACCTGATTGAAACCTACAGCAACCCGGGAGATACGGTGCTCGACTTCACTATGGGTAGCGGTACCGCCGGCGTCGCCTGCCAGCAGACCGAGCGCAACTTCATTGGCATCGAGAAGGATGCCGCCATTTACCGCACCGCATGCGAGCGCATGGGGATTAAGCAGGAGCAAGCAGCATGACTGATATCACCGAACTGGCGCAGAGAGAGAAATTCGAAAATTGGGCCCGCAGTCAGCAACTCAGCCTCGCTTATGGCGACTGCGGTTATTTTTATTCCTCAACGGAAATGGCCTGGCGTGCAGTTAAAGCGCAAAGCGCTGAGCTAGTAGAGGCGCTGGAGAAGGCGAAGGGGATGGAAACCTACTGGAAAACTCAATGCCGTGGGATAACAGACCACTGCGAGGAGTTGCAGGCGCGCATCGCCCAGCTGGAGTCCCGCACCGTCACCGCTGCCGCCGCTGATGTATTGGCAGAGCGTAAGCGGCAGGTTACGAGGGAGGGATGGACGCCGGAACATGATGACCAGCATGTAAAT